CTGACCGCTCGTACCTGCGGGCAACGCTCGGCAACCAGGAGAAGCGAGGATGGTGGGCCTTCGATCCCGGCAGTGAATTCGTTCAGGAGACCTTCGTACTTCGCCGGCAGGAGGTGGTGCTCGAGTTTGAGCTTCTTTTTCTTCCCGGCGGCGGTAAGCAGCTCCGCCATCTCGACCAGCGAGACCGGTGGTGCCTTGTGGAGCACTCTAACGGGTTTCACCGAACCATTCTTGCGGTTGGTCGTGCCGACCGGTCGAAGTACCGAGGCAGTGTCACAGGTACGTGGCGGGTCGATGCGGAGTTCATACGCCTGGCAGACGTTTCTCAAAGTCTGAGCGACAACACGCCAACGAGAGGTGTCCACGTCATCGACAAGAACCCAATGTGCATACAAGCCATTACCCGAATTCACGAGGGTGGGGAAGGGGAGTTTCGTTTCGTCGCAGAAACGTTTCAGATCCTTGGCGGCTTCTGCCTGAGAGCGGTACGCTTTCGTCGGGGTCTTGTCGAACTTCTCCTGACCACAGTCTATGTCAAGAAAAAAGCTTCGCAGAAGCGTAGCATTGTCCTGCGTCCGGCGGCCTTTGAAGTCGCTCTTCGGAGAGCCTTTGGGGAGGGCGGCGTTATCTGCGATAGCAGATTGAACTTTGACTTTATCGAACGTCGCTTGAGCGACATACATAGTATGTCCAGCGGCATCCATATTAATGATATAGGTTTTGAGGGCGTCTGGGGTATCGAAGAAATTATGGGAGAAACCTCCCGAAGAAAGCAACCGCGCAGCGCAATAATACCCGCTGCGTGGGATCAGGTCTGCAATATCCACGACGCCTCCTGGGCAGAACAAAAAATAAAAGGTGAAAAGGTAGGGGGTAGGGTTCCTACTTAGTCATAAAAATAAGTTGTTGTCAAGGGATTTCGGTGACACAGTTTATGTGTCACCTCCCCGAATTCTTGCGGATCGCCTCGGCGATCGCTGACAGGCGGTTTTCTTTCTCGACACCCTTCAATGGTAGGTCGCCAGAGGAGATCGCTTTCGCTATCACCGTCACGACGCGCTCGGTGTACTCCCGCATGACCTGATTGGCGGGGGTGGTGCCACTTCGCCAACTGTAGATGGTCGGTTTGGTCGTTTTGAAGATGTCTGCGGCCTCGGCGGCGGTGATGTCCGCTCGGTCGAGCAGCGCGGCGAAGTTTTTGAATTCGAATGGTTTTGTGGTCATGGGTTTGTTCTCCGTTTCTTCTGTTGTTTCTTCTCCGCTTTCGACAATTTCTCCCGCAGGGAGACCAGTGTTCCGCCTTCCAGACGGGCGTAGCGTGTGCCGTCGCTGGCCTCGATGAGATTATTTCCAATCTCTTTATACCCTAGTTGTACCGTCCTTTTAACAGGTCGGTGGTACTTGTTGTTGACTCCAAGCTGCTTTCGGCTGTAGCCGAGTTTCAAGAGGTCTTCAAATGTTGCTATCGGTCTTTCGTTCATTCTGTAACTCCCTCCGCAATTTCGCGACAGCGAACAGCAACCCATCGCGGTCGGCGTATAGTTTGTCCACTTCTTCCTGTAATTCCTGTACCGCCTCGCGGTACTTCTTCAGGTCGGCTCTCAGTTTTTCGAATTCTTCATCCATGGAGGTGCCTCTCTGGAAAATATCCCTCCCGGTTGGAGGATTTTTCCTTTTTCTGCCCAGCCAGGCGGGCGCCGCTCTCGCGGTTTTGACTTTGGAATTTTAGTTTTTGTCCACAAAATATAGTCACCCTGGCTCCGGGAGGGTAATCGGTTTAGATGCTTTCTGGGGCAGCCAATGCGAAGCCTGACGCCGAAAAATGTCCTCCGCCTCCGAACACCTTCGCGACCTCGCTCACGTCGAAACCGTTTCTCGACCGCAGGGAGTAACTGCGCTTTCCATCTTTCCGGTCGCAGTAGGAAACCGAGAACGGTGCATCCGGATAGGCTTCGCACATCGCCTCGCCCAATTCGCTGATGTTCTCCGAGGCGTTGACGATGGGTATTTCAAACAGCTCTTGGTCATCCCACAAACCATGATCCCGAAACAGTACCTCCGCTGTAGCCCCGAACTGTTCGTACTTACCCCAGCTTATCATCCTCACATCCCGCAACCGCCCTGCGATCTGTTTCTTCTGGTGAGCAACGAGCGCACCGCCGACGAGCAAGGCTTCTTCGAGCTTGAAGTTATCCCAGACCTCGAAGTCCCAAGGGAGCGTTGCGATATAGGCGTTGACTGCTTTGGAATCTGGCAATTCGAACTTCCAGAGGTCTCTATCCTGGACGTATTGGAGGATTGTCGGGGATTCGGTGTCTTCGGGGAAAAGGTACATCCAGGTTAAGACCGCTCCAGAATAGTCCGCATCGAACGAATATTCAACAGGCCGGCCGAAGTCACACCACGCTTCGAGTTCCTTCTCCGCGGTCTTGTGGTGGTCGATCACGACCAAGTTCGGAAACTCGGAACTCAGTTCTATAAGGACCGGAGCCTTGTAGCTGAAATCCACGATGTAGACTTTATCAGGGGCAAAGCCCCTGAGTTCCTCCAAAGGTGGCTCCTGGCTGTACTGAACCGGGATAAAGAGTAGTTCGTGGTGGTCGCGCAGGGCGCTCCAAGCAGCATAGGCGGCGCCGAACCCATCTTGGTCCTGATGCCAGAGAACGGCTACCCTTTTCTTGGTGTTGTTAATGCTTTTTCCAGCGTCCATCTTTGTATCCTTTCTGTGAGTGACGCCAACCCTATACCTAATCGGTTCGCCCACCCTGTCAGGGTCAATGTTTCTCCGTTAAATGTTATCCATCGGCAGTTGCTAGAGTTGTTATTCTGTGTTGTCATGTCAGCCCAACGACAGTTACCTGGCTCGTAGTTACCATTAGACTCTATCCTGTCGATAGTCAGTCCGGCAGGTCTCGGCCCCATGTCTTCGTAGAAATTTTTAAATTCGTGCCAACGAGCACAAACGATAATTCCTCGACCGCCGTATTGCAGGTAGTTTTTATGTTTTTTGTTGTAGCACCTCTGTCGTATTTGCACCCAAGTCCGATATTCAGCAGAGTTGCGGCTGACAGAAACTTTAGCGATAGTTCTAGGGTATTTACAGCCACAGTGAGTTGTATGTCCGCTGCGGAGACGTTGGCTAGATACTTTACGAAAACCTCCACACGTACACCCGCAGGTCCACTTACCTCGATTTCGGCCTTTTTCATTTCTTGTCTTCTCGTAGCCGACTGCAGTCAAGTTCCCAAAGGTCCTTCCTGTGAGATCAATGAATGTAGTACTCATAAATTTCCTTCGGGGGAGGTGATACCCTCCCCCTAGCGTTTTTCCTAGAGACCGAGTTCCGCGATCACGTCGTCGATCGCCGGGCCTTCGTCATTGGCTACCACTTCCGGTTCAAGGGCAGGTGAGGCTTCTCCCTCACCGAGGTCCAGACCGAGATCGAGTCCGGTGTCGTCGGCTGCCGCAGCTTTCGCTGCTGCTTCTTCTGCGTCCTTCTTCGCCTTGGCGGCTTTCGCTGCTTCCTTCTTGGCAGCATCGGCCTTTTTCTTTTCTTCGGCCTTAGCGGCTTCGGCTGCTGCTTCAGCGGCTTTAGACGCTTCGAGGGCCTTCTTATCATCGCCCTGCGGAGCAGACGCAGGTGCGGCGGCTACATTCCCAGCAAGGATGTCTTCGACTTCCTGGGACTTGCCGATCTCCAGGAGCTTTGCGATCTGGGCCTCGCCCAACACGCCGCCGAAGGTGAAGGTCAGTTTGAACTTGCTCTCAGGATCAAAGCCGATCTTGGTGATGACGAACTGCGGAGCAAGACCGTAGGAGCCGAGCTGCTTGCAGTAGGCGACCCACGCCTGAAGGGATGCCGGGGGCACGGTGAATTTCCACACGTCGTTGTCGGCGAAGATCGCCAGGCGCTTCCGGTCGGAGCAGGCTTTGCCCTTACCGGGATTTCCCGCTGCGTCAGTACCAGAGCCGAAAGCGTTTTGGGGGCAGCCAGCGCAGGCGGTGTTCTGCGGCGAGGTGCAGGAGGGATCGGGCCGAGCGCCGTCGTCCGACCAGCAGTCGGGAGACTGCGGTTCCTGTCCAGGGGAGTAAGCTGCGGCGTACCAAGCCTTGTCAAGAGTCTCTTTTGCCCGGAGGACGACCACGGAGAGCTGTGACACAGTTTGGCCGGCAGCCGGGTGCGGCTCGCCTTTGAGCATCTCAGGGAATACGATAACCGTTTCTTCACCAGAGACCTTCTTGGTGAAACTCCCGGTGCTGGCGACGATGGTGGGTATGCTTCCGGTAGAGATGCCACCGACCGCTTCAGCGATGAGCTTCTTAACGCCATCGGCGCCCAGGTATTGAGCCAGGTACTTCGGTACTTCGTTCGGTAATGCGAGTGCGTTGCTTGTAGACATAGGTTTTCTTCTCCTTGTGGTTAGGGTCTAGGACCCTTGGTTGAAAATAGCGTCGTAGCTGTTGCAGCAAGTACACATCAATTCATATTCATCATCTAAGTAACTTTGGCAGGTCAGCTCTACATCTTGTGACCCACACTCCAAGCAGACTACTTGGAACTTGGTCGTTGTTATTATCATTTACCCTTCCTCACACCGACCGCAGCAATCGCGGTGTATTTCACGCCAGCCGGCGGCGGGTTCGGCCTTGCGCCGGTTTTTTCGTCTTTCTCTCCAAGGCACTCCAGGACCGCGGTTTTATTAACCGCGTGATTCAGGTACTCGAAGTGGGCGGACTCTCGAACTATTCGTTCGATCTCAGGAACAAACAGATCCACATCCTTTGCAGCGAAGTTGGTCTCTTCCGAGAAGTAGTTGAAGACTGCTTTTGCGAGCGGAGCGAGAATCTCCGCATCCAGGAACGCATCCCAAGACTCGACCGAGACACTTTCTTTGACTGTCGTATAGACGGTGCCAGCGTCCGTCCTGATGCCCTTGCCGACTTTCTTCAGCATCTTCAGGAGCCACGACTCGATGAGATCCTGGCGGAGTCCGATGTCCTGCTTCTCTTTCTCCTTGGCGGCCTTGCCGTCGCGACCGTTGACGAAGAGGTCGGTCATGAACTCAAAGATCGAGATGTCGTCCATCTTCAGGAGGAAGTCTTCCCTCTTTCGCTGAAAGGCTTCGATCTTCTCGACTTCGAGCTTCGCCTTGATCTTCAGCTCTTTGATCTTCTCCCGGTCTTCCAGGTACTTCTCGATCACCGACTCTGCGGTCGGGAGTAGTTGCTGGGTCATTTAGGGGCTCCTTTAATTATTTCATATTCGCCGGACTCCCACTCTCTGCCAACGATCCTCACAATGTCGTCCTTGTTGAGCAAGCCTTTCTCGGTGAGAATCTCGCAGAGTCTTCCAAGAGCTTCGAGTGCGGCGGTCGCTGTTGCCTGTGCGGTTTCGACTTGACCTTCTCGGTCTCCTCCCAGGAGGGCTTCGAAGAAATCAGCGAAGCCCAATAGCATAGGCTCGTACCTGTAATTTTTGACTCCTGATATTTTCATTCGTCGTTACCTCCTCAATTTGTTGTAAACATCTTAACACAACCCGATCAGGGTGTCAAGAACTTTATTTCTTTCCTTTTATCAGGTCGAGTGCCAGATCCTGCAGTTTGCCTTTGCTTTTCAACGTATCGTAGATCTTCCTCTCGGTGGAGGTAGCAAATACATGGCAGATGTCTATCTTGTTCTTCTGGCCCCCTCCATCAATTCTGCAGCATGCCTGTTGATATGTCTCATTACTGTTGCACGGCGCTGCCCACAAAATTAAATCCGCTGCGGATAATTCGAGGCCGTGAGCCATGGTCCCTGGGTGGGCTACCAAGAGATGCGGGTCTTTCTTCTCTTGGAAATCTCTGAATACTTCGTTCCTCTTCCCGGTGCTGGTCCTACCATCTACGACGGCTACTGTCCATTTCTTCTTGAGTTCAGACGCCAGAGCATCGATCGCCGAGGTAAAAGGGGCGAACACAATGACCTTGCCTGGGAGGTTCTCTTCAATTACTTCTCGGATAACAGACATGCGTGGGCCGAAGTCAAGTCGAGCGATCGTGCCGTCTCCCGAGTATATTGCGCCAAGCGATGCCTGGACCAGCTTACTGATCAGAACCGCGGCGTTGACTGCGGTTACAGTAGACCCACCGATCTCAGTGGTCGCCTGCTTGATAAGTTCGTTGATGTGGTGTTTCTGCTGCGGCGACAGCTCCGCTTGACGTTCAATTATTTGCGGCTGTAAGTCGGTCACAACCTCACGAGTGAACCGTATGGACGGGCTGAGAACTCTTGCGACTATCTGCTCCGCACCACGCCTCGGCACCCATCGAAACGGGCCTACCTGCATGAGTACATCGTTCTTGAAGCGGGTGAATGACCCGTTATAGTTCTCACTCTTTATGAGCTTACAGATGCCAAATGCGTCCGAGTGATCATTTGGAGTAGGAGTACCGGTGAGCCCCCAGCAGAACCTTTCCGCGGTCACAAGTTTCTTCATCGTCTTCCACCGAGCCGTGCGGCTGTTCCGGAAAACCGCTACCTCATCAATTATAATCAGGTTTATATCGTCGCGTTTCTCCAACTCTGGTCGAATGATCTCCAGACCGTCGTGATTAATGATGTAGAAATCGTGCTTCTGATCCAGGAGGCGGCGGCGCTTCTCTGCGGTGCCGTGGAGGACAGCGAAGGAGCGATGATGAAAGTTCATAAAAAGGTGGTCGCCCCAAACCCTTTCGAGGGTAGAGAGCGGCGCCACGACGAGCGAGCGCTTGATGATCTTCTTCCGCATCAGGTAGTCGGCGGCCCAGAGGGTGCTCAAAGTTTTCCGGGTCCTCATTCCGGACAAGACGAAGGCCCGAGGGTTGAGAGTAAGGAACTCAGCCGTGTCGATCTGCCACCAGCCGGGGGTGCGCCCCGGCATAATCGGCCACCGATACTCAAAACGGATAGGCGAAGGCGCCGCGATCCCGAGGTTACGTAGTAACCGAGCATTCTCCAGGGTATGCGGCACGGCGCAGAACCTCCGCCCCTGAACCTCCGCCTCGCGGAGCGCAGGGAAGATGGCGCGGAACTTCTCGGGTTCGATGGTCTGGAATATTGCGTGACCTTTGTGTATTTGTGTGGGGGTCATTCATCCTCTCCGAACCATAAAATCCAGACAGGCTGGAGAAACGCCATAACAGCACAGAACACACCAACCAGGAGTGCCGGGATGGTGAGCAGTAAGTTCGTGGTGAAGCGGCTAATAGTCAAAGTTTATCCACCTCTCTGAACCAAGCGCGGAGCGCTTGGAGATCCTCGGAGCAGCGGACGACGAAGGCTTTGGCACCTGTCTTCTCCGTGGCGTCGATCATCTGCTGTTGCCTTGGGGTTGGGTTCTTGCTGGGAACCTTCGTCTCGATGCCGAAGAGCCTGCCTTTGTAATGGCCGATAAAGTCGAGATAGGAAACGCCGTAGCCGTAGGGCACCGGCATCCAGTAGAAGCCTGTAGTACCTGCGGCTACGGCGCTCCCGAGCTTTATGAGACCATTAGTTTTGAGGAACTTCTCTACTAGGTTTTTGACCTTGCCCTCTGGCGTCATCCTCTGAATCTCCTCCGGGCGGCCTTCGCCCGTTCTTTGTACCCTGGTTTATCTTCGCGCAGCCAACGCTCCAATTCACTCCGGCGGTAGCGAGGTCGCCCCTTGGCGTCATACTCCCACTTCAGAGTCCCACCGCTGGCGTTGCGCCAGTGTCCGAGAGTGCCTTCCGCGACTCCGAGATACAGGGCGGCTTCTTTCGCGGCAACCAACTCCACTCACACCTCCACACGGTCATCGCCGCGCAAAATAAGGTCGAGGGAAACCCGCTGAGGGCCGAGCCGTTTTACCAAAACGGTGGTACCGGTCTCCTCGACCTCTTTGACTGTTGTTACCTCTCGACCGTGGACGACATCGTTCAGAGCATCGCGGATGACGTTTCTCACTCGGCGTTTCACTGGTCTCCTCTCCGATACATTTTGTCTCTCCGCCAGTCCGATGCACCGCATAGAGAACATTTATGCTCTCGGAAATACTGCACCGGCAGGGAGTAGAAAGAGTCACAAAAGAGTTTCAGGTTTTTGGTCTTGTGGAACTGGTGGCTACAGCATTTCATCCGTTCCGGACCTCCACCCCCACGCTTCGAAGAATCTCAACTCCGGTGTCTTCGGAGTGGTAGCGGTCAGAGAGCGGGAAGACGACTTCCTTGATCCCAGAGTTGATTATGAGTCTTGCACAAAGACAACAAGGTGGCCCGGTGACGTAGAGTGACGCTCCTTCGGTCTTTGTGCCGTGCTTCGCCGCCTGGGCGATGGCGTTCGCCTCGGAGTGCACCGAACTGCAGAGTTCGTACCTCTGACCTGGGAGGCAGCCCTGCTTTGCTCTCTCACACGAGAGACAGTGAGGCACCCCGGAGGGTGCGCCGTTATAGCCGGTGGAGAGGATCTGTTTGCCGCGGACCAGGACTGAGCCGTGCTGGGCTCTCAGGCAGGTGGAGCGTGTCGCTACGAGCGACGCAATGTCGAGAAAGTATTTTGTCCATGAGGGTCTTTGGTTTATGAATCTCACTATGTCCTCCTAAGATCGGCCAGTGCTCTCGTCAGGTCCATCGACGCTCTCCGGATTGCTCCGGTTTCTTTTGGGTAGTTGTAAAACGACGTAGGCTTTTGCACCTCAAAGGCAACGATCTTATTCTGGAGCCTGATTATTTCTTCCTTCACGGTTTCTAAGGACTCTCGGGTCACTTCTTTTTCTCCTTCCAGTAGCAGTCCGTGCAGACTGCTCTGAATGCGGTCATATGACCTGTTTTCTTTGTCAGATAGACGTGGAACGTGATCGGCTTGCCGCAGTCAGCGCACTGAGCCGGCTTCCATGGTTGGGTTGGGGAGGCCATCAGGGCGCGATGTCCGGGACAAAAACCTTCTCCACTTGCTTCGTCCTCGGGTTTTCGACGAAGCGTAGCTCTCCGGTCGTGGGATTTAGTTCGCGTAGGGCGGTTTTATCTTTCAAAATCTCATGCAACATCCCCTCAAGGTTGAACATCGCCGCACAGATCGACTCTTCCAGAGTCACACCTTCTTCGACCGGACAGGCTTCGTGAAGCGACCACACATCATGCACATGACGCATCAGCGACTCGACATAGACTTCCCGAGGCATCCCCTTTTTCCAATTGTCCGGGTCGCGGAGAGTACCGTCAGACTGCAGGCGGTGCTTGTTCATGTACTCGGCGCGGCGTTTCAACACCATCGGGCAGAAGAAGCCTCGGTAGGAGAGCTTTGGTACTCCGTTCACCATTCCTGCGTCTCTGGTTGCTCCGGTTTCAAACTTGCGTACTTTTTCTTGTTTTGCGGTTTCTGTGAGCGATTTAAGGTCTTCTCTGTCCATTTTACCTCCAGGCAACCCCATCTTGCGTCAAGTTAGGTGCGTTTCTTCGTCAGCTTATAGAATGTTATTTACCCCTCCCGCAGTGCGGACACATCGTCGCACCGCAATATTGCCGGCAAAGTCCGTTTGCCTGCATACGAAAGTTCTCATGTTTCACCGCTTCTTTCATGCGATCAGTAATCGCATAAATCTTCGCCCAGATACGTGGGAGATCCTCCCGGGTGAGAACGCCGGGGCCCCAGACAGCGTTCTCTTTTTCCTTCAGGAAGAGAAGTTTTCCGTCGAACTCTTCGACTTCGGGGTAGTGTTGCGAGGCAACAGCCCACGTCGTCTCAATTTGGAACGGATCTTCCTTACGCTTGCCGCTTTTGATGTCGAAGTACTTCAACACCCTTTCCTTCTTTACAAGTATGTCAGCCTTCAGGCGGAACCAAACCTTATTCCAGTCTCGCCAGCCGCACGGCTTCAGGTCTTCGGTCAAGCAGATTTCTGTTTCGGCCTTAGCCTCGGCGGCGAGGAAAGCGTTGGCGTACTTCATCCAGCCGTGGTCGGTGAGGATCTTCGTGTCCTCCGGTGTCGGTCGTTTGTTCAGCGTGTTCTCAAAGGCGAGATGCACCCGGTTCCCCCACTTCGCTGCCTCACCTTCTTCGTAGGGTACGGTCTTGTACCACTTCTCCTGGCTCCAGCGATAAGGGCATTGCTCAAACAACTGCATTCCTGAGTAGGATGTGGCGAAGAGGGGTTTCGTCGGCTTCGCCGACTGCACCGCGGTCGTTTCAATCACCACCTCGTTTGCCGGCGGTTTCGACAACCCTTTGGTCTTCTGGAAATAGTCCATGACCCGTTGTGGTACGACGTTCGCTTTCTTACTTGCGATCTGGACGGATTTCTGCCAGGCGAGCCAGAGACTCACCGGTTGCTGCTGCTCGTCTTTGTCGCTCCAGAAGTAGGCATAACCCTTCCGTAAGTCAAGGGGTTTGAATGTGTGGCCTTGAGAGTCGGTGATGCTCTCCGACAGGAGAGCCAGTTCGGGGTAGGTGTAGCTAAACATTGTTTCTCCTTTAAAATGCTGTAGGTCCAGGTGTAAACTCCCAGAAATGAGCTTCACCGGCTGCCATCTTCGCAGGAATGTCCTCGACCGAAAAATAAATGGGTATATGCCGCTCGTCAGCGTATTCAAACTCGATCCTTGCTCCTTTGGAAAACTCCCAGCCGGGGACCATGATAATTGCGGAACAATTATCCAAGAGTGGGAGGCAATATTTTTCCATCCAATCTGAGTGTGACCACTCCGTCAAAGGCCCCCACTCGTCCCAAAAAGACGTGAGCTTATGCGGTATCAGGGGAATTCTCCTGGTGAGCAGGAGGACCTGTTGAGCGACCAGCTCCGCCTCGTGAATGTTTCTTTTAACGGCTTCTCTTGAAACGTCGGTATATTTTCCTGAAACGTAGATCATTCAAACCTCCTCTAATTTATCCCAAATTCTGCTCAGACACTCGGATTGCTTCGACGATAACGGCACAGCCGATCTGATCTTTGATTTTATCGAGTTGAAAAAGTCCTGCTCCCAATCAGATAACTCGTACATCTGCTTTTCGATCCTATCCGCGATGAAGTTGAGTTCTTTGTCGCTGTATTTCATCTAATCACCCTCCAATCAGGTTTCGGCGCCTTCCGAGGTCTGAAGCAGACCCGCTTCAAGATCCTCTGGCACTCGGGGCAATAAAAGGACGTTGCATCTTTCCCGCAGCGCGGGCAGGGGTGGGTCATTTGCTGTAATTCCTTGCGTACCCCCCCTTTGCCCTCATCGGGAGGTCAGGCGCCCACACAGGCGAAGTGGACATGATTTCGCAGAGCCTCTTATGTTCTTTCTCTGCTCTCGCCTCGGGGCTGCAGATGATCAATTCATCGTGCGTGGTGAGGACCACCCGCAGGCCTTCCTTGCGGCACTGCCTCCAGGCATCGGTCATGATGATACGGGCAACCGCTTGGGTATAGTTCTCCGCGCACAGACCCCCATATACCCGTTCCCGGCACTTCTTCCCTTGTTTGGTGTACTCAAGCCTTCGGCCCTTCTGTTCAGCCTGGAGGTCGTGGTACAGGAGCTTCATCCCATTCGGTAGCCGGGTGGCGTTCTTCTCAGTAACAAGCAACTCAGTCGCGCCGACGGTCCGGGACTTCCCAACCATCATATCGGCGAGAGCGTTCTGGCAGTCACCCCAGAAATCAACGACCTTAGAAGACTGATCACGGAAACGCTTCACGATGGAACAGGCGCAGGCACAATGTACGAGGTGCGTTCCGTAGTCCATACCATCGGGGAGCGTCTCCAGAACTGATTTCCGGTACTTCGCCTCGAACGCCTGAATATTGATCCCGAGGCCGAAAGCTACCTTCTCGTCGAATAAAAACCCCTTCATCCCGAGCATCCCTATCCGGATCATCGCCTGGAATTTACGCCACGACATCGAGTAGCCACAACCTAAAATTACGGCTTTTCCAGTGAAGCCCTCGATGAAGTCTTCTTCTTTGTTCCGGTCGATCTTTCGCCCATAAATCTGCGTCGCCATGGAAGAGTAAACGTCTTCGCCGCGACGAAACGCCTCGACCATATCTGTCTGCCCTGCGAGGTAGGCAACGGTCCGTGCTTCGATAGCGTTGAAGTCCGCTACACCCAAGACGTGACCGGGAGGGGCTTCGATCGCAAGGCGCAACTTGCTCCCTCGGGTTAGGTTCTGGAGATTGTAATCCTTCCCGGAGAACCTACCAGTGGGGCCGCCATAAAAATTATAGGGTACCGGGAGGGTGCGCCCTGCTCGGGCTATCTTCAAGAACGTGAGCGCCCGGGTTTCTTTCAGTGTTGATTTCGTACCCATCCGGGCGGCAATGAGTGCTGCGGTATCCGGGTTCTCCGACTCGGCGAGCTTCTTGAATTCCTCGTCGCTCTTACCGAAGGCGTAGGTAAACACTTCACAGGGGTGTGGCTGCGTCGCTGTATCGTGGTACTCCGCCAAAGCCTTCTTATTCAGCTTCGGGATCAATCCGACCGGGGGTTCTTCGAGATACAATTCGATCTCCGGGTTCTTCTTCAGTTTTGCCGGGCTGATCTTCTTCGGCGGGTCGATGCCTAGAGACCAGAGCAGCGCCGCGAACTTGTCGTTCGACGCCAGGGTATCCTTGTCCGCAGAGACCTTTTCCAATAGGAGCCGTTTGGCCTCCACTTCTTCGTCATAGGCTTCTTGGAGCAGTTGCTCGTTGAGGAGCAGAACCGGCTCGGTGAACAACCGGATGTTCGCGTCTATTAATTGTATCTCGTCCGCAGGAAAACCCTTCTTCAGGGTATTAAACGCTCGGAGAGTGAGGTTGATGTCACTATCCCGGTTCGTGGCGCAGTATCCAGAGAGTGCCTTTTCCTCGTACTCGTTGAGGGTGCGCTTCCCTTTGCTTACTACCAACTCGGAACCTTTTGTTCCGATACCAAGCACTTTGGACATACTACCAAGAGAAGCGCGTTCTTCCGGATGGAGTGCCCGGAACATACTCATCGTATCCAACCAGAGTTTTGGGTTCACCCCGTAGTGCCAGGAGAGGATTGCCCCGTCAAAAATAGTGTTTTGGCAAAGCACCGCGCATTCGTTCCATGGTATCCGGGCGAACACGCCGGGGATGAGCCTTCTTGGCACCCAGACCGGAGACGAAGAATCGATCTTGACCCCAACACCATGGGCGAGGAATCTCTCGTCGCGTACATAGGCCTCAGTCGTCATCTTGGACAGAGAATACTCTGTATCGTAGTAAGTTTCAAAATCAAGGCACACCAAATGCAAAATAAAATCCTCCTACCTGAAAAGCCCGTCACTTGGGATGACGGGCTGGTGGTACTGTGTGGCGGAGATTTTGGTGCCGGGATTAGCGGCGGGGCAAGGTGATCACCTCCTTGGGTGCACAAGCATCGTTAATACTTCCGCGCTACCTTATCAGGTATCCTTAGTCACACCCTTGTTTTATCGCCACCGACAGAAGCTCTCGCCTTCCCTGAGCTTATCCATCACAGCATCACCTGTGGTTATATCCTTGAAGTGCTGTATGTGACGTAGCACTCTCGCTCTACATCAAAATTCCTCCCACAGTCGGAACATTCTCGCTCTCCCTCGCTCATCTCCCAACTATCGGAATACTCGTATCCGCACCATGGACAAGTGATTTCGTGGGTGTCAAACGTTTCGGGTGCAGTATTTTCGGCAATACGTCTCTCTACTCGTTTCTGATGGCAAGCCTCGCAGAGGACCCCATCACGCCGATTGCAGAGGTTTTCTGTTGCGCCGCAATCGTCACATTTGTAATGTTCAGGACAACGCCAGAGGTTCGCCGCTGCTCCACATATTTCGCACTCACCGACTTTTCTTCGTTTTCTGGTCATCATTTTCCCTTTCTATGGCAATCGGATATAACCAACGCTGTCCACCGGCCAAAGCCGGTGACGCTCAAGCGGTTATCTGCTTAATCGTCTTCATCCTCGTCGGGAGAAACTGCGTCCTCACCCCATTCCCCGCCCTCGTCAAATCCGACTTGGATATCATCGCCATCACGGTTAAAAACTACAATGTCAACACTGTCGGAGAAACCTTCTTTAACTGGAATATCAGGGTCCAGCAATGATAACTCCTGGACCATTTCGCCAACAGTGGTTACATTTTTATGCCATTTGCCATTACTGAACATAATCCCCTCCGGTTGATTCCATCGCTGGTAGATAACCAGCGATTCGAGCGGTCAGGCCGCTCACCCTTATCGTTATCCCGATTCGAACAGGGCGCTCTGACGGCGGCGATTTTGAGATTCTATCTTACTCTTTTCCATCCTCTTTGTCAAGAACTTTATTTATTGTTTCGATCAACCGGGAGTCGCTCGGGAGTTCTTTCAAGACCTCCTGAAGAACATACTTATACCCCTCGATCCGATGTTCGGCAAGCTTCAACTCAGGACAAGTGCAGTTCACGTTTCTTCCTCCTTCCTTCCCTGAAGGCGGTGCCTAGGACGAACTGTCCGCAGGCTGGACAACGGTAAATGTTCAAATATCTTCCCGGGCGCACGGATATACTGCGTTGTAGCTTTTTCTTCACGGCGTGGGCCTGCTCCCAGGTGAGAAAATGGCTCTTGCCGCTACAGACCGCGGCATGGTCGGCGGGGGTCATGTGTCCTTATTTCTCCCTCCATCTCGTTTTCAAAACTCCTGCGGAGTTTCTCAGGAAGTCCTCAGCGTCCAGGAGCAACGCCTCTTGTTGGGATAAACTCAACGGCTGCCATTTCCCGCTCTTCGGGTGCACCAAGTGGTTCGGCGTCCGCAGGACGAGGCCATACGTCTCCAAGACCTTCTCCGCCTCGATGCGGTGGACCGTGGTGAAGCCGAAGAGTTTCAATTCGTCTGAACTGAAAAAATCAAGACGGTCTTCGAGGATCGCCCGGGTCTTCGCGTCCTCCCGACGCTTCTTCCGCTCACGGTTGGCTACCCGCTGCAAGGCGGTGAAACTCCTGTTGCTTCTCGCCGCGATCTCGCGTAGCTCGTCAGTCGATTTCCGTGCAAGCTCCAGGCGCTGCTCGGCGCTGTATTTCATCCGCCCGTCGGAGCCTTCGGTCCGCAGATGGTAGAAAATCGTATTTCTCGAGAGACCAAAAGTCTCACAGATATCATCGATAGATGATCCGGAAGCCTTGGCGTCGCGGATGCTCTTTTTCAGTTCTTTGTTCATTGGTCGGGCCACGGTGTTACTCCTTCCTGAGACCCTCGACGAGAGCCTCATCCTTATGATGCCAGCCGGCGGCGATCTCTCGTGCGTAGCGGGTAACGAAATCCACCGGGTCCACGATCAAGCGGGTTTGCTCTTTCAGAGCGCAAGGGTAGAAGCGTCCGGACTCAATGTGAACCAAGAGGTTCGGATAGCCGAGGTTCAGGCCAAAGCGCCGCTTCAACAAGCGCCTGGCCTCGGACACATCACCCGGCGAGACCCCGAGCTTTCCCGCCTCTTTTCTGCTGGTCCAGGTGAAGTACCCTTGGCTCTGGAGGGTCTTGGGTTCTATCGGTTTCACGGCTCGCTTCACATAGCGAAGCACCGCCGCCCGGAGCGCATCCTCGGAGACGTTAAGTTCTCTCGCTTTAGGTTGAAGCGCGGCTTCGTCTAGGCTTAACTGCTTGAGGAGTCGCTCGGAGTATTTACGCCGACGGTCGGTGTTCTTTTCTCGGAGATAATACTGCAGTCGCCAAGGTTCGAGGTCGAATTCCTTACGGAGCAGGGTACACCTCTCTTTCGGCGAAAGATGCTTCAGTTCCTTGTTTCGCTGCCTGATTTTGGATCGTAATATGTCGTTTCTTGGTGGTGCCATATATCCCCTCATCTCGTTTCTCAAACACGAGTAAAGAATACTGTAGTTCAATCTATTTGTCAATAACTTATTTTTCTAGGCTTAACGGTAAAAGGCTGTGAGGCCGCGTCGATAGTGGAACTACCAGAATAAAGAATTTGACAAAACGGCGTTTTCGGGTATACTTATATCAAATTCAAGGAGCGATCCGGAACGGGTCGAAAGGAGCTGGGAAATGAAAAAGACACTCACACGAAAGGAATTGATTCAAGGCATTTTTCTTATGGCGAACGTGCAGCCGAGTTTGCAGCGCCTGGCTGGGTATCCGCTGGAGAACCTGAAAGAACTGTATATGTTCATGCGGGACGGCGATAGTTTTGAAATCGAAGTTGGGGAGGTGTAGAACATGACGCCCTTATTCATAAAAGACGGTTTTATCATCTGTTTCGAGGCTGAAGAGGAAGACATAGCCATGCGGCAACACTTCATAAAAGAATGTGGATGGACCACAGAACAGTATGAAGCAATAGAAGATTACGCGTGGTTCTCTGCTAAAGTGTCTGCCTGGAGAGACGGTGTAGAGCTGGGAGTGGCATATCTTGGTGCTTGCTGTTACGAAACACCGGAGGAATTCTACACCACATATAAAGATGACTACTTTGCTGATATGGTAGAAGATGCGATAGCCGAAGCAAAAAAGAGGGTAGAATCATGAAAATATGGTTGCAGGTCATTGGGTTTATTTGGCTGTTAGGGTTTTTAATTTGGCTGGTTGAGAGGTGAGGAAATGAAATATACATGCATAGTACCATTTATCCCTTCGATGGGTAGTGTATCGCCCTTTGATGTCAATGAAAGCGCGATGGAATCAAAGGAAGAATATGCTTTGCGGGTAATAAACGACATGAGGGACCATGACGGGCTGAAGCATTTAACTAGATTGCCTGCGGGTACTAAATTTAAAGCTAAAGGAGAATAAAAGCCATGAAAGAACACACCGCGACGTACTCACCAGAGGATGATAAAATCAGGATTTATCCGGCATATCGTTTGCCAAAAGACGAATATCAGGTGCTGAAATTCGCCGGGTTTGGCTGGGCCCCTAAACAAGAATGTTTTTACGCTGTCTGGACACCGCACCGCGAAGAAACTGCCTTACAGTTTGCCGACGAGATCAGCGACGAAGATAAAAGCCTTGTGGAACGTGCCGAAGAACGTGCCGAACGTTTTGAAGACTATAGCGAGAAACGCGCCGACGACGCCGAACGAGCACACGCCGGAGTTGCAGCAATAGCCGACAATATACCGCTAGGGCAACCGGTTCTTGTAGGCCATCATTCCGAACGCCGCGCAAGAAAAGACGCCGAACGGATTGAAAATGGTATGAAACGCGCTGTTAAAATGTGGGAAACCGCCGAATACTGGGAACGCCGCGCCGCCGGAGCACTCGCACACGCTAAATATAAAGAGCTTCCCGGCGTCCGTCACCGGAGAATCAAAGGCCTTGAAGCCGACAAGCGGAAACAGGAGAAAACGAAGGCCGAAGCGGAAACATTCTTGAAACTCTGGACTGCTGTTGACTCACTCGAAAAGGCTCTGAAAGTCGCGAACTATGATTATATTTCCCGCTGCTTTCCGCTCGCCGACTATCCGCGAGACCCGCCAGCATCGCAGTACGAGGGTCAAATGGGTATTTGGTCCGCCCTTGACGGTAGTGTAATTACTTGGGAACAGGCGCAGGAAATAGCCATGAAATCAAAACCGCGCATAATCGCCCACTGTGTCGAGTGGATCAACCACATTGATAACCGGCTCGCCTATGAACGCGCCATGCTCCAAGAAGCCGGCGGGCTCGCCGCCGAGAAGTGGGACATCAAGCCAGGCGGCCGGGTATTGACTCACCATAATGAGTGGGTAACAGTCGTCAGAGTCAACAAGGCAAACGGGGCTATTAACAGTGTCACGACGAATGCACGTTATGTCTCGAAAGTAGGTATTGAAAAAATCAAAGACTACCAACCGCCTACAGAAGAACAGGCCGCCGCTGTCAAGGCAGTAACCGCAAAAGCGCCCATTTGTAACTACCCCGGGCGCGTAGGGATCAAGCGCATTATGTCTTATATGTGCGATATCGTGGAACACGACATCAAAGAAATTACACAAGAGAAATGGGATAAGACATACAAGGACTATAAAGGGACTCGCGACGTTGCCGCAACTGAAACAGTCGGAGCACATAGAGTGCGGTACATGCTCATTGACCGAGAATACTCGCCGGTTTTTATTACCGACGCGAAACGGAAAGATCCACCGCACCCGGACGTATCGCCCGACGCGCCGAAACTCGCGCCGCCTGAACCTGTTTTGGGAGAACGCCCGGCGTATGCACCGCCGGAGAAGAACGAAAAGAAAGAGGCAATAAAAGAAAGCCTAAAAACTGGTGTGCAGGTTGTATCCGCGCCGCAATTATTTCCGACACCGCCGGAGATTGCCGAGAAAATGGTGGAATATGCGGAAATTGACGATGATATGAACATCCTGGAGCCTAGTGCCGGCACTGGAAACCTCATTGCCGCGGTATTCAAAACCGCGCCGCGTTGTTTTGTACTCGCCTATGAGATAAATGCTTCCATAGCCGCTCAGCTCAACACTAAATATTATTCCGTTGACGCTGGAAATGTAACCGTACAATGTGACGATTTTTTGACTATTATTGACGAGTCCCGCTCATTCGACCGTGTTATCATGAACCCGCCGTTCCAGAACGGCGACGACATCAAACACATTAAACACGCTTTAACGATGTTGAAGCCGGGTGGAACGCTTGTTGCTCTTTGCGCGAACGGACCACGACAACAGGCAGCACTTCAACCGCTTGCGGACCACTGGGAAGTATTACCTGCTGGGAGTTTTAAAGAACAGGGAACGAACGTCAACGTTGCTCTACTTGTTATCAGGAGGTGAAACCGTGAAACGAGTCAATAAATATCTCTACGGCTGGAAAATATATGTGGACTACGGAAACGGCTGGGAATATGAGTGCTTCGAAACGACATACCGGGGAATGAAAGAGAACCGGAAAACCTACCGTGAGAACTGCCCGTATCTGATAAAAATTACACAAGGGCGGGAAACAAACCCGGACTATCAGGAGGTGCAAACCATATGACCCTACTATTATTTTTCGCTGTTCTGGTTGTTTGGCTTTATCGTTTCAATTAAACTAAGGATCTGGGAGGTAAAGGAAATGAAAATCGAAGAGAAAACAGAAGAAGGCGTCAGCCTAATATCCTGCGACTATATATCATTCGGAGACTATGACAACTCATGCGCGGTGGAACGGGCAAACGTACGCTACCTGGAAGAAAACAACCTTATTGAACAGCGGGAAACCGGTTGTTATGGCTGGGAGAAAGCATGGTTGCTTGATACCACAGAAAACAGAGAACTGCTAGAAAGTCTTTCTGACTATCCATGCTTTGATGACGAGCTTGTCTCACAAATCGAAATGGAAATTGAAGATGAATACCTAAAAGACAACGATGATATTTTCCGTCTCTATACGCCGGAGCCACTGAAAGAGACCCTCGAACTACTTGACCGCCGGGAGATCGACCGCGACGCATATGAAAAAGCCAAGAATGAAGGACGCATATATTTCGAAGTGGAAGCCGGCGGGATCGGTTATATCGACCTGGAGAAACTCGCGCCGGCGTATAATCTGATTTTGTGTGATATGTATCCGGAATTGAAGGCTGTCAGCGAAATGATAGAAGAAAAAGCGTCGCTTGTTGCCGAGACGCCCGATTTCCCAATTGACTTCTACGATTCAGCCGACGATATGTTGACGCATCGAAGACATTCAGGTGGTAACTCTTACTCCCAGGAAGAAACGGAAGCCATTCTTAAATACGCTGCGGAACTTGAAGAGATCCTAGAAAGGATGAGGAGATAAGGAGGTCCACAGATAAGAGGAAGCCCGGGACGGTGGCAGAATCCCGGGCTTTTTTGGTTTTGCTTCTGGTTACTTTGTTTCTTCGTTTTCGCGTTTAGATGGTAGGAATAGTTCTATATAACAAGACCCTGGACAACACTCGGGAGGCACCGTAAAACTTGAATGTACAGCCTTGCACTTTCTACATATAAAATATCTTCGCTGTTTCTCCATACTTTATCACCTCCTTTCTAAAACTTTTCGGCGTATATATGCATTGATTGACATATCTTCCCTAATCGCCTTCGCTTTCAACTCTCTGTGTTCATCATCTGAAAGGAATAATACAAATTTTCTTCCACGTTCAGGACGTACAGGCATAGCAGTTCGGCCCGCTTCATTCTCAGACTCTGCTTTTTCTCTCGCTATCTCTTTTTCTATTTTATCTATTTCCTTATTGATAGCCTTTTCTGTCTCATAGTTCCCGGTTATCAGAACTATTTCACCTGATGAAATCTGGTACCACGCACGCATACCTCCGCCAGGTGCGCACCAATCTAAATAGCTTTTTCCTGCCAAATAACGTAAAGGCGTCCATTCGATATCATCCGGTGTAGCGTTTCTTTTAATAGCCATAACCTTTTTCTACCTCCTCGAAAGTATTTACTATAAAGGCTAAGGTAAACTATACGACAACCTTTGTCAAGCATGTATTTATATACCTACACACTTTCTTAAAAACCAAAAGGCCTAGTTATGATTATGTCCAAATAGATATTATTGTGGTGGTTTCGTAGTATGTTTTAGGGACTTGTAGTAAATTTTAAAAAACATTTTTTACTACAACTATTTTTCAATGATACTACGAGGTTAGGTGTTAAAGTATGTTGAAAAGGCTAGTATTGTAGTACGTTTTTTGAAAAATAGAGGGCGATTTTTCACATATTAATTTTCAGTCTAAACATATGGAAAACTGAATTATTAATCTAGTCGTCACTTGTTTTTTTGAAAATCGTTCTACTCTACTATAAATATTAATATAAATAAAAAGGTACTCCATGGATATCATTAGAGAAAAGTTGTAGTAAAAAATGTTTCGGTGGACTTACTACCAACTAGCAGGATCTACTAGAGGCGCCTGGATTCACACGCCAGTGGCCGATTGGACAGGTAGCAGACAAAATACTAAAAATACTACAGTACCTAATTGTGTCGTTTTCGACCGCGCCCAAGATCCTGCATTATTTTCGTTAGTCTGGCGTAGTTCTCAGTACCAATAATCCGTGACTTGTGGTAACACTTGGCGGAGCAATACAGCTTACCGCCCTTTGAGGCCCTCGACCGCGCGACCGGGAACGAAGCCCCACAACCAGAGCAAACGACCGTTACAGGGCCTCCGCGGTACGTTAAACCACTATTTTTGATGTGCTGGGATACTGCAGCGCGTGATACGCCGGCAATCTCCGCTATTTCCTGCATTGTCCGCAGCTCCACCAGGTACAAACGCACCATTTCTTTCACGTCGATCCGCGCTTTTCTCATAATCACACCTTCCTTTCAGCTAAAAGTATACTGTGAACTTTACACATTGCAAGTGAACATAATAGATCTTATCGGACGTGATCGCATAACTGTCTGTTATTGCTAGGCTTTACAGATCAGAGTGATGTTGCGTCCTTGTCAACTGGGAATCTGCGTCCCCCCTCGCTCGCTTCGCTCGCTTCACCCCCATTGATTTAATTACGTCGCGCTTCGCGCGTAAAACTTTTGTAAGTAGGCGCTACGCGCCGATTTAACGGCCTGATAGTGTTTCCTGAATTGTGTCTGGGGGGCTTCGTTCGACGGGGCCGGGCACCATACTCAGGCCCTGTGCGATACCTCCTACAAAAATAGGTAAATAAAGAACTTGACGTAGCCGCGACGCCTCTTAGATTTTACGATTGTTATGAATCGAGTGAGCGTACTGCGACGCCGCCAGAGACTCCGGCCCACTCAGATGTCGTGTTTATGTCTAGTTTACCAAGACACAAAAATTCCCAGAAACCTCTTGGCACAAATAAAGAACTTGAATATACTCAAAAGCAAAAATTCCAGGAGGTTCCCTGTGACTCACATCGTAGACACCGACGCGGTTGAGACAAAGCCTTGTCCGCAGTGTGACTCCTTCATGCTCCTGGAGATCCAGCGGGTTAACCACAAAGGAGCCTGTCAAATCTGGGGCTGCCCGTCCTGCCGAAGGCTCGAAGTGCATAGTGTGGAGATGCACAACACCCAACCCAAACAATTCACTTGACAAAAAACCAAAAATACTATACCGTTCGGCACCATGGACGGAATATGTTTAAACCTTGACGACGATCTGTTTTCCGACCTCACACCGGGGGAGGAACTTCACCTTCCTCTGGTCCCTCCCGAGGAAGACAACGAACCCGCTCGCTCCACACTCACCCCTTGGCCATCCCGCCTGCCGATGGAACTCGCCCTTGGCGTCGAACCCGAAGCAGAGATCCTCAATCGCTACTCAATAACCCAAGACCAATACGAAACTCTGAAGCACCTCCCGGCGTTCCGCCGAGCCCTGGCTGCCGAGCAGAAAGACGTGCGCGAGAATGGACTGGTCTTTCCCAGCATCTGCCGGCGCATGGCGAGTGAGTTCCTGGAGGACATCTACCTCCACTTCTTCGACGAGCGCACCACGATCAACATGAAGCACGAACTCCTGAAGTCCGTGGCCAAGTACGGCGGCCTGGAGCCGGTGGTGGATAAGAATGCGAACCAGGGAGCCATCCAAGTGAATATACAAATCAATGGCCTTTAACAAATAGGAGACACAATTATGAAAATTCTGCTTACTATCTTCGCCCTCTTAATCCTTACCCAACCGCTCGCAGCCTTCGCCCTCGACATGTCTTCGATCACCTTCACCCAAGCGTCCTCTGCGAAGACGGCGACACCAAACCTCCGGATCGCGGTACAGAAAACCCGTCTCGCCCGTGATGCCAATAACAGCATCATCCAAGGCGCAGCGATGACGAAGATCTACAATTACTACCTGACCAAGAGCATTACCCACACCTTCGACACTAACGACGTCTTTTACTATGTTCAAACCGATACTGATGCCAAACACTACTTCGGCACCGACCTGACCAATTACTTGCTCATTTACGCCGCCACGCCGTTCTCGAACGTCTTGAAGTAGGAGACTCTATCCTATGAGACCCTTACTCTTAATAACCCTCCTACTCACCGCGACCCTGCTTTCGGGTTGCTCCTTCCAACTCTCAACTGTCGAGGTCGGCTTCAACGGCGGTGTGAAGCGGATCGAGTCAGGCGGCGAGAACTACGCTGACTACACGACCGGCCATTGGGAGCAGGAAGGTCAGTGGTTCACGGGCGGCGATGTGCGGTTTATTTTCGGGAGGCGATGATGTATAAATTCTTCTTATCAATATTGGCTGTCCTGCTGTTCGCGCAAGGTGCGTGGGCGGGGTTTGGCGACTTCTCCCTGGCGTGGAACGAGGGTGGCAAGAAGTGGGCCTTTTATCAGCCGTTCACGGTAGCCTCGTCAGTCCTGACCGGCACATTCACCCGCAACTCTGCCGCCAATTATTCCATCAATGGCTTTTATCAATCCTTCGCTGCTAATCAACCAGGAACGGATAGTAAGGGTGTCTGGCTGGAAGGAAGCAGCACCAACAAGGTTACGTGCTACAGTGCACTCACGGAGAGTTTGGGGAGTGAGTTAATAACTGTTGCTGCTGATAGAGAGTTCAGTAGCGATACTGGGTGGTGGGGCAAGAATGCTGGCACAACGATAAGTGGGGGAGTTGCTAATGTCTCTGGAGTGACAGCATCGGCACTCTATAAGGCCGGTGTGATAGCCATAGGAAAGGTTTACACGGTTACATACACAATAACTGTGACAAGTGGCTCTTTAGCAGTTTCTTTGGGTAATGGTACGCCTCTCACAGCGCATACAACTTCTGGAACGTACACAGATGAAGGTGTATGTATAGGTGATACGACATATAGATTTACTGCAACAGGTTTCACCGGCTCCATCGACAACGTATCCATAAAAGAAGTTTACAACGCCATCGGCACCAAAGCCACCGCAACCAGCACCACCGCTATTCGTGGTATGACGTTGGGAAGCGCAACAGCATCCACCGCTGAAATTATCGCCAAGGACTACACAGGGACGGCTTACGGTTCGATAGTGCCGGGGGCGCGGATTGTTAGAGTCACAAACTCCGACGCTGGGGCCGTAACGGTTACGATAACCGGCACAGCCGGGAATACCAACAAACACTCAGGGCAAGTGGTAGCCGCAAAGGTAAGCGGAAGCGGAACATCTACCATTGGCATTAACGCAACGACCACGACCATAACCGGCTCAACCCTCACTCACTACAAGGTTGAGAACGCTACTCCCTTGAGCGGGTCACAGCTTGTTTTCAGTATCGGCGCAGGAGATGTGGTTGATTTTGTGCTGCCGGATTTTGAGGAACAGGTCGCTTGTACCAGTTTTAAAATAAGTGTCGGGGCCACAAATACCAGAGCAGCAACCCTGCTCTCCTACCCCGTCACCGGAGCGTTCTCAATCCCTATGACCGGGACGTTCTACTGGACTCCCAATGGCATCAAGGGGAGTGCCGAGTACCTATGGGGCAGCTACCTCGACGCAAATAACTACATGGGTGTGTTCTACGATGGAACAAACATCACCTTCAGGAAGCGAGTTGGTGGAAGTAACTTCGATGCCACGAAAGCCCTAACCGCTGTTGTAGGCACGACCTATCGTATCGGCTGGCGAATCAACTCGGACTACAGTACGGATGTCGCTGTCAATTCAGTGATGGGGACGGGAAGCGCAGACACCACACCACCAGCCACCACGACCACCTACCAGATAGGCACGTTGAACGGCACAACCGGCACTATTAGTTCGCAAATAAAGGACTTTAAAATCTACCGAAAGGCTTTGGCCGACTCAAGGATGTAAGGAGGCACCATGCTCAAACTCACCATACAAATTAAATCTCTTGCCGCTAATCCTTCCCACACATGGCAGGACAAACTCGATGCACTGAAAGCCTGTGCTCAGTTCATGCAGATGGTCAACCTGTCGCCCGACTTCGCGCCGCATCTTATCCACGGCCCACTTGCCAGTAACCCCGACAGTTCCACCATTGAGGGGTATTTGGGAACAGTGAACGGCATCCCGAATGCGGCTGGAGTGTGCGAGGTAGTGATTGACAACTATGACGGACTAAAAATAGTGGCATGGCCGCCCGAAGCGCCATTCTTGACCTACTGGGGCGACTCGACGGAGAAGATACCTGTGATCGACGATGTAGGCAACCAACTTCTCGACGAAGAAGGAAACCCGATCTATGAAACGGTTTTAGCTGGAACCATCCAATAACTCCAACGACCCTCAGACACCGTGAAGGAGAACACCACATGGCCCACGAAAAGCAGACGAACGAGGTATGTGAATACCACTACGATTCCCAAACTTTGCTTACCTCGATCAACACGAAACTGACGGGGCTGATGTGGGTCATCGGGGTAGGTATTACGGTGTTTTCCCTGCCGCTCTTTGTCTACGTTGTCAACCTGGAAAAGCGTATGTCCATTGCCGAAAGCATAATCGATCGACTGGTGGCACAACGGAACGACGACCATCCGACGAGGAATATATTTCGATGAGAAAATGCGTCAACAGCCCAACTGGTGAGTGTCCAGCCAACAATCTAACCGACTGTATCAAATTGGGAAAGGATAGCCCATGTTTGCAAGAGTCAGGGAACCTGAGAGAGAAAACAAGGAACTGAAGCGAGAGAAGGTGGAGTTGAAACAGGAACTGGCGCACGTTATTGGTGAGCGTGACGAGTGGAAGGATAAGGCAGTGGAAATTTCACACCTCTTAACATACGCAGCAGAACAGGGGAACAGGAAAGGATTGGTGTCAATCAAATGTGCGACAGACTGAGATGCGAAAAGAACGGCCAGCCGATTATCGAAACGTGCAACGACTGTCTAATCCCGGCAGATGGGCCAAGCCCGGAGATGTTCGATGATAACTGACTTCCAGACCTCCCGAAGGGGAAACAATATCCGCGTATGGGTGAGGCTTTCTGACGGCTCCTGCGGTCACGGCGAGGCGCCGACCACGAAAGAGGCGAAGCGGCTGGCGGTTGCTGATGCAGAGAGTAAGGAACGTGAAACTCTGGTATGGAGGGCGGAATAATGGAACGCTGCGCGAACTGCAAATGGTATCAGATGTACCGGCAACGATGCTTGAAAGACGATACACAGACCAGCAAGAATATGTATTGCGAGGATTGGGAGGATATAGGTGGATAAACAGGCTATTATTGAACGGCTCAAGAAGGATGAAGGGTTCGCTGCTAAAGCTTATTGGGATCGCGAGCAATGGACATACGGCTACGGTTGTAAAGCTCCCAGCAAAGGCTCTATGATTAGCGAGCCGGACGCGGCTCAACTTCTCTCTCGGCGTGTTGATCAGTCGATAGCTGAATTTTGGTCAATGTTTCACGATCTGGAAATCAACGAAGTTCGCCAGCAGGCTCTTGTCAACATGCTGTTCAATCTCGGCAAGGGCGGCGTTCAGAAGTTCAAGAAAATGCTTGCCGCTATTCGTGCCGACAATTGGACTAAGGTCGCAGAAGAGGCTAGAGATAGTTTGTGGTATCAACAGGTAGGTAAACGGGCAAAGCGGATATGCTACGAGCTTGAGAATGGCGTTCCTTACGAGGGGTGACACATGATGTACTTAGCCTTCAAAAAAGAAGCGACCAGCTTTTTCGGGAAACTCATCAAGGGTTACACGTTTTCCAAATACTGCCACGCTGAACTGGTATTCTCGGATAACATGTGGTTCTCTGCGCGGGAGTTCAAAGACGGCACTCAATTCGTCAAGGGTCCGCCTACCGGCGAACGCTATTCCATGTATGACTTTATTGAACTTCCGATCAGTGCTGAAGAAGAGGCGAGGGTGCGCAAATGGTGCGAGGGTGAGGTCGGTTGTGATTACGACACCCGAGGAGTGGTTTTCTCGTTCCTACCGATCCCGATCGGCTGGCAGAGTGCGGAGAAGTGGTTCTGTTCGGAGGTCTGTTGCGCCGCGCTGCAGACAGTCGGCTGGTTCCGGGGCTATTCCGCCGCAGCGGTCTCGCCGAGAAAGCTCCACCAGCTTGCGGTAGAAGAAGAACCTGTAAAAAGGAGGCTCGCTGAGATATGAAAGCCGAAAACTTAGCACAAATTGTCCTCGTCGCCGGACTTCTGGGAGTGACCTTCTCCCTGATGTTCGTCATCGTTCCGACCGAAAACCGCGACCTCTTCCAGATTTGCCTCGCGGCGATCATTTCCTTCATCTCGGGCGGCGCCGCCGGTTTCGCTTGGGGTATGCGAAAGGAGAAAAAAGATGAGAAGCCCGTTATTGAGTGAGTTTGAGCGGCAGATGCTCTGGGAGTGTGTTAAGGGGCTTCTAACAGGAGTCGCGCTCGGCTGCCTGGTCATTCTTGGTGCCAGCTTACTCATAGGATGCACGACAACGAATATCAACATCCCGCCGAACTCCACAGTGGGGAATATCACAGTAGACGCCAGCAAGACCATTACCACCTCGCCGAGCGTTCAGGCGGACGGAAATACTGTGCCGGTGTCGGCGGTACCGTAGTGGTCGATACCGCGAAGAAACGTGAACGGAGAGCGGCGCTTCTCTGTACCGACTGCGGAAAAGATGTGGTACCCGGGAGAACCAAGTGCGCGAAGCACTTACAAGGCAACACGGTCGCTGTCCAGAAATACGTTCCCAGGTACCGCAAACAGTTGAAGGAAGAGAGCCGCTGTCTGTCGTGCGCCAGATTACTGACCGAGTTAGACACGGGGCATGTCCGCTGTATGAACTGCAGGCAGAACGTGTTCGTAAACCGCTGGTAAGGAGAAAGCATGGAGCTGATCTACCGGGAAATGCCTCAAGATTACACCATGATTATTTCAAGCTGCGTCCACATGGGCGCTTTCAACCATTATGCTGACGGCTTCGCCGAGCAGATCAGGCGCCTGCAGCGTCGGAAGAATTATTTTCTGTCAAACCTGGGAGACAATATCGAGGCGAAGATGCCCCATTCCAACCACTTTTCCGGTGAAACACTATCCATACTCAAACCGCTCGAGCAGGCGGACGAGTTCGTCGAGAGGCTTCGACCGGTAGCAAAAAAGATCGTCGCCATCGGTTACGGCAACCACGAAGCAGCGCTGATCAACTATGGCAATATCGGCAAACACATCGCCGAGAAGCTGAAAGTACCCTTCGGCTCGGTGCATTATAAGGTCTGCGCGACGGACAAGCAGGGCAATATCCGACACAAGCTCTACTGCCACCACGGCTACGGCTCGCTCCCGAAAGGGGCGAAAGACCCGATCCAGCGAGAGGCGAACCGGAAAGCCGCTTTGCGACGGAAACTCGAAGCGACCGGCCACGCGGACTGCATTGCGCAGGTCATGGGCCACACGCATCAACTGATCGTCGTCAAACCGACGACCACGCAGCAACTCTATTTAACTGACGACGGGAGACATGTGAAACAGCACTATAACGTCATGAGTCCGCAGAACGATCCCTATATCCCGCCTGACTCCCGCTGGTATGGAAACGCCGGGTCGCTCCGGAAGTCAGTCACCCCGACCGGTATGCAGATCGCTGACTACTCAGAAATCGCGATGTACGGGCCGACCGAGATGGGCTGGCTGGAGATGCACGTCCAAGGCGGTCAGGTCGTTGACCTGGAGCGTGTGGTCGTATGAGCTTCTGGTGCAAGAAACGAAGAGAGCAGGTGACAGAGCCGTGTTCGGACTGTGATGATTGCCCAGGCGCTCAGGCGGCGGAGATCCATGCGGAGCATGTAGGAGTGAAGCGTGGCAAGTAAAGGACTGAACTTCACACCCCCAGGACCGGTCGCTCGCGCCTTCATGGTGTCCATGGCGGACTCCCGAGGGATCGTTGGACCCTATGGATCAGGTAAGTCCACCGCCTGCATCGTGGAACTTCTCCGACAGAATATCATGATGCCCCCCGGCGAAGACGGCATCCGTCGTAGCCGAGTACTTGTTGTGCGCAATACAAAACAGCAGCTCAAGGACATAACTCTGGCCTCGGTGGTAAGTTTTTTACCTGTCGAAATATATCACTGGAAAGAATCTGAAATGAAGGCTATATTCCGGTTCAACGATGTCCACGCCGAATGGTTGTTCCGGTCGCTGGACTCTCCGGAAGATATTCAAAGGGTTCTCGGCAGCGAGGTGACGTGGATCTGGACTGATGAATGCCGAGAGGTGCCGGTTGCGTTGCTCCCCGACCTCGAAGCGAGAGCAGGGCGTTTCCCCTCTCAGGGAACCGGATTCACTTACCGCCACGGTACTATCTATTCGACGAACCCTCCAGAGATCGATTCGGATTGGTATAAGGTTTTTGAGGGTCTGCCACAAGACGAAAACGACCCTGAAAGTATCTTCCCGATGGAGTGCTTCAAGCAGCCTTCAGGGCTTTCACTAGAGGCAGAGAACAAGAACCATCTTCGTGAAGGGTATTACGAGAAACTTGCCAGAGGGAAGAAGAAAGATTGGGTAGACGTCTATGTCCACGGAAGGTACTCAAAAAGCATGTCAGGAAAACCTGTCTACGAAATCTCGTTTCAATACGATCGACGAGTGAAACACAACCTCAAATGGGACCCGATCCTCCCGGTCGTAATTGGTGTCGATACAGCTCGCCAGCCAGCTATGGTCTTCATGCAGCTCGGCTACGACGGAAAGCTTCGCAAATTCAAGGAAGCCTGCGGTTTCGACATGGGCGCCAAGACCTTCATCGCGACAAAACTGAAGCCGTTGATCAAGAACTGCTTCTCATCCAATCCGCTGATTTTTATCGGCGACCCCTCATGGAAGACCAGAGACAACACCGACGACAATTCTTGGTACAAGGAACTGAAAAAACAGTTTGTAACCGACATGCCAGGTTCGGGTAATGTGGTCAAGAGCGCAGACACCAACGACCCGATTGCAAGAATCAATGCCCTCGACGACCCGTTCCGGAATATGTGGCCCGACGGCGAGCCGGGAATCGAATATGACGCTTCTTGTACCCTTCTGGTAGAGGGGCTGCGGAGTAAATACCGTTATGTCCGAATCAAGACTGACGATGGCAAGTTCCAGGACAAGCCTGAAAAGAATAAATGGAGCCACGTTTGCGAAGCCGACCAGTATGGAACTATGTTCATTCTCGGCAAGCACTATAACGCTTCGGAGTACGTCCGAACCACCTTCGATAGATTCACCAATACCACCACGACCCGCAGGGCCGCTGACGCCTATTCAG